AGCAAGGCCAGCCGCGTAGGACACATCGACATTTGCATCATTGATGAGTGCCACTTGGTCAACCACAAGGCAATTGGCATGTACCGAGCGTTTCTGGATGCGTTACTGGTTATCAATCCATCCATGCGGGTGGTTGGGCTGACGGCCACGCCATATCGTTTGGGGCATGGGCTAATTACGGACAAGCCAGCAATCTTTGATGACTTGCTCGACCCTGTGACCATTGAAGAACTGATCCAAAAGGGGTTTCTTGCTCCGCTAAGGTCGAAGGTAACTAATACCAATTATGATCTGTCGGGCGTCCATAAGCGCGGCGGCGAGTTCATTGAGAGCGAACTGCAAGCTGCCGTCGATACAGATGAGAACAACGATGCCGTCATCAGGGAAGTCATTGCCCTAGCAGGGGATCGCAAGTCTTGGCTGTTCTTTTGCACTGGTGTTCACCATGCTCACGCTATAGCCGAATCGCTCAGGCGCGAAGGCATTAGTGCGGCCTGTGTGACCGGG